GCAGTAAAGTCGCAAGAAGCATTCTTTAAGATTGCATCTGTTGATAAACGCTTGATTACTTCTTTGTACTTGATACTTGGTTTGATTGTAATACCACCAGCTTCAATAGTTGGAGCTGATAATAATGCTGCTGCGATAATTTGATCCTTAAACTCGCCAGCATAAGTTGTTGTAATGCTTGTTGTAGTAGCCATTATTTAATAATTATTTGTTAAAAATTTTAGAAAAAACAGAATCTTCGATTGAACGATGGCGATTCTTTGATACTTTAAATGAATTTACTTTTACTTCTGCTTCAGGATTAGTTACAATTGCTTCAGCACCAGCTTCTACATTCGATAATTCAACCTCTAAAGATTCTTTAGATGCTTTTAAAGATTCGTTCTCTGCTTTAATGGCAGCTAATTCAGTCTTTAATGCTTCGATTTCAGCCTCAAAGAATGTTTCTTTTGAAACTGATTCAACAATACGCTTTGGAGTTGGAGCTTGTGGCTCTGCCTCTAATTGTGGCTCGGTAACTTCAGCAGCTGGATGCTCTGCTTCAGGCATCATTTCTTCTTCTGCTTCAGGAGCAATAGATTTAATAATTCCTTCAACTTCAACAACCAAGATGTTACCATCTTCCAATTTGTACTCACCAACTGGCATAGGTACAATTCCATCAGCAGTTACAATTCCAATAGAGTAATCAGGCTCAAATGCTTCAGCTTCAACGATAGTAATACCATCCTCAAGCTTCATTTGAGCAAGCTTAACCTCTAAAGCAAGTAACGCTTTGATTTGGTTTAACTTGTTTTTGTAGTTCATACTTATTTATTTATTTATTGATTTACTCGTACAATAGTTCTTGGCTCGTTTGTATTTACAATGTTAGAAGAACTTCCTTGTCCAACTAACGATCCAATCCCTTGATTGATTTCTTCTCCTTTGCAACAATCTTTGCTATATGTACCATCTTCGCATAAGCAAGCACGATTGCCACCTACTGGAGAGCTATTCTTATTCTTCGCCATCTTTAAGTATTGAAATAATTTGGTTAACAATTTCTTCTTCTTTAGCCATTTCTAATTTATCAGCAAAGTATCCTTCAATAGAGAAACCTTTCACTTTGCCATCCTTAACATCTTGCCAAACTTGGTCATTGTCTGCTTTCATTGAAATCATCCAAGTACCTTTTGGCAATGAGAAACCATACGCATTAGACTTATCGTTTTCAGTATCATCAATAATCCAAGATTCTACTACTGTCATTCCATCAATCTTGCTATTATGTTGCAAGGTAGCGTTTGACTGATTCCCATTTTTTAGGAATAATTCAGATGCCAGCTTTACCGTTTCTTTTGAGAAGAATACATAAAACTCATCCTTCCCATACTTACGATAAATCTGCTTGTTTGGTATTAATGCCGCACCCATCAATATCCGTTTCTCCGCATCTACTTCGGCAAGCTTAACTTCGTATTCTTTATTCAAAGCGACAAAGTTGCTCTCTATTGCGGGAAAGTCGACAAGGGAAACTGCATCAATACCATCAGTATCTTTATCAATAATTAATTCCACGATTCTCATAACCTATAAACGATTTAAAATTTGATTGTTTTATTTTCATTACATTGATGCTGCATTGACAATATTTCTATCAAGGCTTTGTGCAGTAGTTACATCCTTTGAAACAACATAAGCTTTAATTGGCTGATTGTTTTGTTGACCAATAGATTGTGCTACCTGATTGATTCCGCTTGCACCAACTACATTGAATTTAGGAGCTGGAGGAGCTACCATTCCACCGCTTGAGCCACTTCCTCCTTGAATGCCTGATGAATTAATAGCATCAATTCCTTGTTTTGCTGCAATAATAGCTGAAGTAATACCTACAGCACCAGCAGCCAATTCAGCAATACCAGTTGGAGTTAAATAGCCAGCTTTTGCTGCATTCTTTTGAGTATTAATTGCAATCGAAGCTACTGCTGATGCTTGATCCAAGATAATGCCAGCAATAGCTAAATCTTTATTATCCCCAGCCACTTGTTGTAATAATCTGCCGGCTGACATCATAACATCAGCATATTTTAATTGTAAATCTTTACGAGTTTCAAAAGCTTTTTGGTCAATTTCAGCTTGTTTTAAAGCTCTTTCTTGCTCAAGTAAAGCATAGAGATTATTTTTCTCTTGCATATCTTGAGTAATTGCTTCAATTTCTTTAGCTCTTCTTTCGTACCATAAATTCAAAGCTTTTTGTTCAGTATTAGCTTTGATGTCTTGAATTTCTTGAGCATATCTTTCTTCTAAATCTGCTATTGATTTAAGATAATTTTCATATTGTTCTTGTGCATCACGATACTGCTTTGCATTTAAATCTTCAACTTTTTTTATCTCTTCTTTTTTAATATCAACTCGCTTGTCAGCATTTGCCTTTTCGGTTTTAGTTAGTCGCTTTGTACCTTCCTCAAATCTTGCTATTGATTCATCGTAATTCTTTCCAAAGTCAGTAACGCTTGATTTAGCAGATTCCCAAGCACCTTTAAAATCTCCAGTAACAAATTTATAAACTGCTTGTCCTAAACTACCTAACGATTGTACAACTGCTGCTACTGAAGAATAAACTAATGCAAAAGCATCGCTAACATATGGCAAAGCTTTTATAGCCAAATCTACCATCAGATTAAATAATGGCTCTACAATAGCATAAATACCATTGAAGATTTTTTCCATTCCAATAAGCAATGGCTGAAGCTTTTTAGTAGCTAACTCATTCTCATTAAATGCAGCTGCTAATCCACCAATCAAAGCAACAATAGCTCCAATAACCGAAGCTTTTAATACTGCATTAAATGAAGAAAAAGTCTTTTCTGCACTTCTAATTCCTTGACCTAAAATACCTAAAGGACCAGAAGCGTTTTCTAAATAACCAAGAAAGTCATCAGAAGTAGCAGAAGCATCTTTAATAGCATCATCCAATTCACGAATCTGCATCGAAATTCGGTTAAACTCATCCGATCCCGCAGCAGTTTCTTTTAATTGCTTTTTTAATGCCTTTAAATTTGCAATAGTTGGCTCTATATTACTTTTGACATTTAAATCTACCTCTACCGTTTTTGCCATTTTATTTGTCTTTTAATTTGATTAACTCCTTTTTTAATTGTGTTAGGTATTTCGTATTTACCTTTAGCGATTTCAATTACCTCTGCTTGACCATAATGGTCTAAAGACATTAGCAAATCAAGTAGTTTTTTTATCATAGCGTTATTCTAATTACCGATGTATATTGCCCCCAAGTATCAACCGAATAAGTTGGCGATCCAGTAATATGTGGAAGTCTTATCTGATGTGTTACTTTAGTATAACCATTATTAAATGGATTTGTAATAATTAGTAAAGCTTCAGTTCCGTTTGATGAAACTTTATAAGCAGAAATTGGAGCTTTAGCTTGGCAAAGCATAACTGGGATATTTGAGCTATCTGCATCCGTGTCTGAAGTCCAAGCACCATTCCAATAAATTTGTGGTCTTAACCAGCTTGTTGATGCTCCAACAATATCTCTATTTTGCATCACTTGCCAATATCCAATATGAAACCAATCATATAATCCATTATCTGCAATACCTAAATCTCCCCAATAATAAACTAATGAATTATCGTTACCTACTCTATCGTGATTATATTCCCCACCAATAGGCATTGGAGATGGTGACCATAAATAAAGTCCATCTCCATACGCAAATGACCAAACTGCAAGAGATTGATTCATTGATGGAGCTACGCTTGGTCTATATCCCAACATCGAACCATTTTGCACACCAGTACGAGCAAAGTAAAAGTCTGCATTATTAGGTTCTTGCAATGCCCAAAAATATCCCATTACTTTTTTAGTTTTTGCTTGTTCTGCTCCTAAAATATCTACAAGTAATTTACGAGTAATGTCGTAGTTGTGTACAAAAGCATAAATCAACCAATTTGGTCTGCCCATATTCACATAATTGGCAACATAAAACATAGAATAAATTTCAGCTGCTGCCTCGTAAAATCTATGGTAATAAACCGCTGATTTAGTTTTAGTGCCTAATAAATAATAGTTCTTATAATCATCGTATAACCCAGTAGCCTTTGCTTCGCTTACCGTTCTATCAACAACATAAAAGAAACCATCTCCTTCGTTACCATAATAACCTCGCTGATATAATCCTTCCGCATAATTGCTTAAACGAGGATAAACTCCTCCGCTTGCTTGCCAATTTTGAGCAATAGAATAAGCCTTGCAATTATCATAAATTGATTTATATACCGAGCCAATAGTAAAGCTATCTCTACCAAATCCAGCTACATACTCAAAGTCAAATTGTAATTCAATACCAGTTGAAGCATTAACTGGATTATCAACAGTACCATTTGGATTAAAGAAATTTAAAAATAAAGTTGCTGGAGCAGTATAATTAAAACTTCCCTCATATGGTACTAAAGTCCATTCGTGAGGATTTATTTCTGCATAAGTTTTATTACCTACACCATATACGGAATAAACCCAAGTTGCTCTATCTTCAGGAATAACTGCCAAAGATTCAAGCAAAGCACAAATATAGCTTACATCCGTTGGATTGTTAAAATCAGGAGTTACTCCTCTAACGTGTCCGCTTGCTGATTTAATCCAAGAATCTCCATCAAAAACGTGTCGTTTATTTATTGGTACAAAATGAAAGATATTATTAGAATCTCTTACTGGATCTAAATCTTTCCGCATAAAATAATCCGTATTACTTGGACTACCATCAACAAAGTTTTTAAAATAAGACATCTGCTTATAATTATAACCTTTGTTTAAATATGTCGAAGTTCTAAATGTTCTTGTTATTGCTGGATCGAATTGTCCTGAATCCTTAACAACGCAATCAAGAATAGGATTTAATACAGATATAAAGTTTTTCTCATTGCCATTCTTATCTAAAATTGGCAATGTATTTGGGAATCTTCTAAAATAGCTAATATGCTTAAAATCTTCCTTTGGGAAAAAGTAATCTGGTCTAAAATAATACTTTAAACTACCTACCGTAGTTGCGCGATTTCTATCCGCTGCAATATGTACAATAGGGAAAGTAAAATTGTTAGCTTCAAAGCCAGCAATATTACCACTTGGATAATAATTACTTCCCCATTTCCCAATCGTAATTTTTAAATCGTAACCTTTCATATCTGACAAATCTATATTTGTCAAAGCATCAGTACGATATTCAGCGTAATCTACTTGCCATTTTTTAACATCAGATTCACTTGGCTTTTGTGTCCAAAGTGCATCGGTTAATCTATTGTTAGCATCAAGCGACATATCAGTTCCCCACCACCAATTACCAAAGTAATTGTTTGAAACTTGAATGCCTTGAGGATATTGAATAATAGAATCATCAACCCAACTAACATCAGTAGTTGATTCAAGAAGCTCTTGAGCAGTCCCAACAATTTTACCGCTACTATTTAAAGTAACATAGTAAGATTTAAATTGTGAAGTAGGAATTACATAGTTACCAGCTGGAGCTAAAATAGTATTTTCAGCATTTGTGTAAAAAGTAGTAGTTGAATCCATCAAGGCATTATTCGCATATAAAATAGTCGAATTAACATCCTGATTTGGATTTGTTACTTTAGTTCTTGCATCAGAAAGAGAAGTAAATGCCATTATTTTAGTATAAAGTGTAGAAAATTGTTTCCGATCCCATTACAATAGGACAACCAGTTTCGCCAGTAGTAGTAATTGCTAATAAACTACCTGATGGCAATGAAGTTAATACTGCATTTATAGTATAAGTATTACCTCCCGAAGTTACTCGTTCATTAATAGCAAAAGTTCCAATTGTATAAGATTGTGAATTTGAAATTGTTCCATCAGCACAATTATATAATTCATACCATTCATTAGTAGGAGCTGGAGCATCAGAAGCAATTCTAAAATCATTTAATAACTCAAGGCTAACTTCGCCAGTAATTAAATTGGTAGAATACGAGTTAATAATGTAACGCTTATCCCTAATTACAAGCCTATCGTTTAGTTTTAAGGCACTTAAAAAATGGATTGGCATCATTGCTTTAATGCTTACAATTCGAGCCTTTATACTAAAAATATTAGTGATATAATCATCGTAGTAATTAGCGTATAAAGTATTCGTTTCAATGAAATTTGTAAAGCTTGATTGTTCAGCTCCAAAATTTATTGACCAATTTACGCTTGATATATTTGTATCTTGTCCAAATACATTATATGAAGTAGCAGTAGTTGTTGTCGATCCATCATTAATTTTAAACGATGTAGCAGTTACCGTTCCATAATCATAAAGCACAACTGGCTTTGGAATGTAATTATCAAACCCAACTTTTAAAGAATAACCTACTTGTAAATCAGTTCCAGTGAATTTTTGAAACAAAAGATTTTCGAAAGGTACTTTAATTGTGTACTCTTCGCCATCATTTTGCAATTCGTAATTTAAATCTCCGTACTCGTGATTGGCAATCCCCAAGTATTGCTTATTCATAAAGCTTTCACTTGGCTCATAATTGAAATTAATCTTCTTATAAGCCTTTTGTCTTGCTATATCAATTTCATCAGCCACAACATATTTAGTTATGTCTTTTATTTCGCCAGCATTGTACCAATCTTCAATCTGCTCAATTTTAAATATAGAATCTTCCTCTGAATAGCAAGTAAGATTAAACATCTTCAATATTCCAGTAAAGAACTCTTCCAAGCTAATATCAGGCATATATGAAGCAACATCCAATACCGTTTCCGTAGTTTGGCTTGTGCTTTGTGTTACCGTAACATCGCTTGTTATTGTCGTCCCAACTTTAGTTTCAAAATAATAAACTGAAGTGTAAGTTACTGGAGAAGTAGCAGATATATGGAATGTGTAAGCTCCTGATTCTCCAAGAGGAACTTCCAAATACATTGGCGAAGTTTGAGTAACATAGCTTTGCTCGTTTAACTTAATACCATTGCGATATACATAAAAAGTAAATGGAGTACCTGAAGAAGTAAAGGTAAATGTAATATTACTTTGACTTAAATAAGCTGGATCGATTGGTTTTGTATATGTCAAAGTATCAGTTAATACATTGAATATGCCTTGAGTACCAGTCGTAGAAGTATTGGTTTGGAAATTGATTTTTGTAACATTAAACTTTTGCTCAAATAAGTCAGTATTCTTTAACCACAAGAAAGCACGAGTGAATCTTGAATCGGTAAGAAAATCCCCTTGAAAAGTCAAGCCTAAATTATTAGCTATTGCATCAAATATACTTGCAATCTTCATTGCTGGAAATAAATCCGAAGTATAAATTGGAGTAGCAGTATTTGAGATGTCCCAATTAGTTACCGCAGCTCCGCCTCCGCCATATTGCCAAACATTTTTTGAACTTATTAAAGGAAACTTAATTTCGTTAGTTACTCCACCAGTAACACGATTTTTTACTACCGTTCCATTATAAGTAAAATTGTATTGACTAAAATCAATATCTTTTAATTGCTTGCCAGCAAATTTATCCTTCAAAGAAATTAAGCTGCCTATAAAAGTTATTTGGTAGTTGTCAATAACTCCATTTTTGTATTGAGCCTTTTCAATTTGAATCTTGCCTTTACGGAATGGAATAGTATCAAGCTCAATATAAGCATCAACTCTTACTCTTGAATCAAATCCATTATCAATAGCATTTTCGTACCAATGCTTAAATATTGCATTGTTATTTTTTGAAGCTGGAACGGTAAAAGATTGGCTAAAGTCAGTAAATACTTTTCCAATGTCATTAACATCTTGAACTGAACTTGTAATGCTAATCGTTTCATCCTTGAATAGTTCAAGTCTTTTAGCAATACCATCAACATAAATATATACTCCAACTATTACCATTAAATTACATTGTTAATTAAGTTATAAGCGTATTCAAGTTCAATCGTATAATTAATGTTACGATCCATCAATGAAGTCTTTAAGCTTGTGCTTGTTGTCTTGCACTCTACTGGCTTACCATCAAGTAAAATAGTTTCAGCAAGCAGTAAATCCTGAATCAAATCAGAGTAATTCTCCGCAACCCATCCAGTATTTAAAGTTACCGATTGGCTTCCGTTAATATTAAATGATGTGCTTTGTGGCTTGCTTGTATTATAATTAACTCCGCTTGGCATCATTTTAAAAGTAGTCGATTCGGTACTGATTGCATTTGTTTGAGCCTTAAAGAAATTAAGGAATTGCCATCCACCATAACGATTTATAAATGTGCAAACTACTGGAGTATATTTAACTTCACAAATTGGAATAACTCTAAAGACTTTAGTGCTTACAACTACACCAGCTGACCAATAACGAATAGTTAAAGTATTGCCATTTTTAAACTTTACCGATGAAGTGCTTAATGGAATAGAAAGCATATTTTTAGTAGCTGCATCAGAAGTATTAATCAAAATTGAAGCAACCTCATTTCTACCATTCAAATCTTTGTAGCTAATATCAACTTTATCTCCTACTGATGTATTTACAACTACATTAACAAAAGGAATTGAGCCTAAAGTATATTGAATTTCTTTGGAGGTATCCGCAAGTACAACAAAAGCCCCTGAAGCATCAGTTTTATTGTAACCATCAAGATATTTAGTGTAACCATTTACTCCTATGTGGTCATTTGTATCAATTAAAGTATAAGAGCCAAATGAAGTTTCCTTGTAACGCTTAACTCTAACATTGCACCACAAGGAAACTTCATTTGAAGTTGCTGAAGATATATTGTCAATATATTCACGAATGAAAGAAGATATATTGTAGCTCGTATCAGTTTGAGTAGCAGAAGCTATTCTTTTACTTAAAGTATATGTAGCAGAAGATGGAGCAGAATTTGGAGTATTCCACAAATAAACCTCAACTTTACTTCCTACTTGTCCAGCTTCGTTAACTAAAATGAAATATGGACTTCTTGCATTTATAACCATTATTTAGTTGTTAAATTATAATCAATTAAAGTATCAACATCGGCTGCAAATGAATTAATCATTTGATTCTCTACATACTTTTTATATCCAGCGTTAAATGGCTTGGTAAAAAACAAAGTTGATTCCAATCCCTTATGCCAAATGCTT